AGATACTTTATATATTGATATTGCTAAAAAAAAAATAAAACATTTAGGAAAAATTATAAATCAAACTGGACTTTGTAAAAGTTTTGAAAATCTAGATAAGAATGATACAGAAGTTGCCATATTAGAAGATGGACTTTTATTATATATAGATATAGGTAATAATAAAATGATTTATGATAAATATAGTTTAGAACTAAATAAATAATAAAATAAAATTATTTATAAAATTATCAATATTATTATTGACAATATTAAAAATCCTACTACAATAACCTCATAACTAATAATTTTGAGGTTTCTATGAAATATCCACAAACCACACAAGAAAATAAAATAATCACAATTTCTGGTAAAATTAATTCATATAGTAATGATGAGTTAATTAGCATGACTAAATTCGTATCCCCAAATTGGGAACATTTAAGTACAAGTAAAGCAAAAGAAGCACTTCAGTTTTATCCAAGTCGTTCTTTCTCTCAAGTAATAGATAATCTAGATAGCGCACGTGCAGCTATGGCACGTATGGCTAAAAGATCATATCAAAAAATGCTTGAAAGTGACAGAAGAGAAGAATATCTCCTTAAAGCAGCTAAGTATAATATTAATATTCCTTACGAAGAAAATTACATTAACTGGCTTGAGCTTATTGATATTATCGATGAATACGAATTGCTTTTAGCAGAAGCTGAAGGTTATAATATTAACTGGGATATAAGCCAGTATGACCCAGTAGCTTTAACTCAAGAGATAGAATATATAAGACGTTCTGAAACTGAGGGTAGAAACGATATACAACGAGACTACCTAGAATCTAGAATATAAAAATTAATGAGATAAAAATATTCAGATTCTAGGCATGTTCACAGTACTTAGGTAAAAAAAATATTATATATTGTTAATAAAAACACATAATAAGCTAAGTACCACGAACAATCATGACAAACATAATAATAATTCCGTTCAGGTAACTAATAATAGGTAAATATCATGACAAATAAAAATATAACAGAACCAGTAATAAAAAAAAGAAAAACTTTTACAGCTACATTTGATAAATATGATTTTAGCGGAGCTTTTGGAAAAATATGTTTTATCAAAGTAAAAGATGATAGAGGAAATTTAATAAAGAAAAAGTTGCATCTTACTGAACTCATAGCACATGATTTATTAGGAAATCTAATAATGGGTGAAACAGAAGTAGCATTTACAGCTGAACTTATAATAGACGCAAATTACGTTGATGGTGGTTGTCATCTTAAAAATATTGAAATTATAGATGCAGCTAAATATGGATCAAGACCTATAGACTAGAGGTATATTATGACTGGAACGGCGATAGCAGTAACAATGATAATAATAATGGTAATAATTCTTTTAGGATGTGGTTTTTTTTAAGGTATTAAAATTATGGAGAATACAAATATGAACAACGATGCTCTAGTAAATACTAACGATGCTTTAACTCTAGTAAATACTAACGATACTCTAGTAAATACTATATATAGAATTGTGCTTGAAGCTTTAGATAAAGAAAACTTTAATTATGTTCTAATGAGCGATGAAATTAATTCTTTAGCTCTAGCTTTAAGTAAAGCTCAAGGAGCTTTAGAAAATGTTGGCAAAGATAAACAAGGCTATGGTTATAAATACGCTGATTTAGCAAGTGTACTTAATGCGGCAAAAAAACCTTTAAGCGATAACGGTCTATCAGTTTCCCAATTAGTCACCGAAGATAAAGATAACAAGCCGGTTCTTATAACATTCCTACTACATGAATCTGGACAATGGCTAAAATCGATATTCCGCATAGAATATGTAATAGTAAAAAATAAACAAGGTATAGTTACTGGTAATTCACTCCAGCACTTTGGAGCAGGTCTTACTTACTGTAGACGATATGCTTTATCCGCAATAATAGGTTTAAGTCAGGACGACGATGACGGACATAGTTTAGGTAATAGGACAAGTACTGAAGAAACTAAAGCGAAAGAAGGCAAGATCGCTGATCTACTCGAACTATGTGATACTCATAAATTAAATATTAAAGAATTTGCTAAATTCCATAATATAGATAGTAATAATATTGAAACTGTAATAAATGGGATAGATAATTTTATTTTATTTAAAGAGAAGTTTTTAAATGCAAAAAATACAAATACACAGTAATATTAATTACAAATGAGAACTTATTAGGGAAGTATGCTTTATGGCGGTGCAAAGTAAAAAGGAAGATAATAAACTGATTCTTGAATTAGATAATGGTGATTTAAGAGAATTCGATAAAGTAATGGATAAATGGAAATTTAAAGATCACCAAAGTCTCATGAGATTTGCTATTAGTCTCTTAGTACTTAATGAAAATAACAATTTTCCAATTAAAGTTAAAGGTCAAGATCAAAATATTGTTCCCGCAACTCATCTTGTTAAGGAGTAATTAACTATGGACAAAGAAGATAATTTTGACCCGAATAAACAAATTGCTATTGTATATGCCACATTAAATCAACCTGATAAATTTGCTGAAGTTTTTTGCAAAGCAGCAGAGAGTCAAAAAAGTATCGATAATGCGTTACAGATTATTATAAGAAATTTAATACAAAAGGATCGACCAACTAGAGATTCTATTAAAGCCTTGATAAAAGAATATGAAAAAGAAGAATGGTGGGTAATGATAAGAAAAGGATTTAGCATTGGGTGGACACTATTTGCAGGAATTATAGGAGCAATAATTTATTACTGGTTACAATAAATGGAACAACTAATACGAACTGATATTAGCCAAGGAAGTAATGAATGGTATCAAGAACGACTCGGGAAAATAACTGGTTCGTCCTTTCATAAATTACTTAGTGGCAATGGTACTAAAGAAAAGTATATCTATGATAGAGCAAGTGAAATAGTAACCGGTTGCCGCTCAGATAGTGATAGTTTTACTAATATCCATATGCAAAGAGGTCATAGCTTTGAAGCAGAAGCACGTAGTCAATATGTAATAAAAACCTTTACACGTGTTACAGAAGTAGGATTAGTAGAGCTTGGTGAGTATGTAGCATGTTCCCCGGACGGATTAGTTGATTATGATGGAGTAATTGAAATTAAAGTACCTGATTCTAACAATTATTTTAGGCAACTTTTAGAAATATCAGCAAAAGGAACTCAAGCAATTTCAAATGAGCATTATATACAAATGCAGTTTAATATGTATGTTTGTAATCGTAAATGGTGTGACTATATACTTTATAATCCACAACATGCGGTAAATAATAAAGAGTTATTTATTTGGCGAGTAGAGAGTGAAGAAAAAATGCAATCACGTATTAGCGAAACAATTGATGAAAGTATTATCAAGATTAAAAGTTATGTAGAACAATATCATAATATGATATACCCATATAATATATGAAAGAAAAAGAAGATTTAAGAAAATTAATAGAACAAGAAAAAGTGGCAATAGAGAATCTTCAGTTAACAATTAGAAAAACTTCAGATCAAATAAAATACCATGAAGATCAATTAAACTGGTATAAAGAAAGAATTGAATAAAATGGCCCAGCGTAACAAAATAACTAGATTTGGTTCACAATTTAGCAAGCGTCCTGATTTATTAGATCATTGGGTTGAGCTATATAACTCTTATCCCTGGTATAAGAAAATATGGGTTAATATATGGAATAAGTATCCCGTCAAGGAGATAAGAGCGAGAAGAAGTAGATAGCTAAATATGCCTTGAAAATATTAATTTTATATGGTATAAAACTTATAGTGAAAATAAAAAGGTCAGATTTGCGTCTGACCTTTTTATTAATCTGCAAAAGTGTAGGAACTGACCGCAGATTTGATACTAAACTGTATAAATCTATTTATATCTCATTTCTTATCATTTATCAAGTCAGTTCTTTTTTAATTTAAAAAGGAATATATCCTATGACTAAAAACAATATTCTACAAATACCAGAAGCTATCGCTTATCAACTTATGCAAGATATTTTTACTGTGGAAGGTAAAGTTATTGCAAATAAAGATGGTGAACCAAATAATAACCTTACAAAAGTATCTAAACAAGAAATATTAAAAACTTATCAAGAATGTATCTTAGCAGTTAGGACTCCAATTCGTTAAGTTTTTTCGTAAAATCTTTAGCGGCTTCAATTATTTTGGAGTCG